CCGACACCTCGCGCTTGTAGTAGAACTCCAAGGACACGAAATCATACTCCTCGTACAGAGCGGCAATCTTCGAGCCCCAAGGAAACGTCCCTGGTTGGCCCGGGTTGCACGGATACGCGACGGTTGCGAAACCAGTCGACGTAGCGGCCACCTCACCGATGTACTCGTCCTCACAGATCATCTGAGCTCGGCGCGTGGTAGCGCCCGAGACCATATGATTCATAAGTCCAGCCTTCTTGGACGAAACAACATTGTTGCCTGGTCCAACCAGTCCAGTTCTGGATTTTCCAGAGCCCTTGCCTGCTCGGCGAGGGTTGGCACGACGTCGCTGCACAGCAGCGGCGAGAAGCTTCTTCATGGCGGCCATTCCGCCACCACCCGCGTTGGCTTGCTTTCGCGGGTGTATAGTCTTCTGATGTTTGGCAGCACGGCCACTCATAGAAAACAGGGGTAACTACCGGAGTAGACAAACAACCGACAACCACGTCAACCGTTTGGTGAAGGCGCGCCTGCCCGCAGGCACCCTGGCGGGCTGGACACGCGCTACTCCTACCAAGCCCTCACCGGGGGCTACACTAGGCGGGGTGGATACCGCCTTAGGCACCTAATGCCCTCAGAACGTAGGCGCAATTCTACCACACCGCTACCATCATAGGTAGCATTCCAACCCACGGCGGTGGGAGGTGTGAGCACCAGCTTTGGGACTGGCCGCTGAGTCTTTACACTAGGAAGAGATGGATGAGGATCAGTGATCCACGCATTGCTGCGCCATTAGCTCCTAGTGTAAGAGGGCAATCTGAACTAAATCAGAAAAGTGTTGAGTCAGAATCCCAAACGTCGGCCATTTCAACCGCCGACATGTTCATCTGGCCCTGAATAGGCCCAGCGCCGTACTTGCGCTCCTCGGCCATATCATCCGCAGGGCGTTGTAGCACCCGCGCGTTGGTGGCGGACATGGCGCGGTACTCCGACCGCGCCACACCGTCTGCGGAGGCACACACGGCCTCATCGTAGACGTCATCCAGCACCCCATCCTGCACCATGGCACGATGGAAAACAGCCATGTCGACTATACACGGCAAGCTCTTGACAGATTCCAGCATACACTTGTACACCTCCTCATGATCACGAGTCAAACCGTAAACAGCCTCAACCATAGCATACGTCTCGTCACAAGCCTTATGCACCTCAGACTGATGGGTGCGGTACTTGAAGTCGCGACGAAGCGACTTGGTGAAGACCTCCTCACCAACGACGGACGTTGTCAGCTGCAGATTCTTACGCCACATGGGACCAAGGAACGGGATAAAATCACAGTCCCGGAGCCTGCCTATGGCATCTGCGCGCAACAGCTTCTCAACGTGCATATTGGCAGGTGGATTCGTGTACCACCCAGACTTAGCCAGTCCACGCCCTATCCCGGGCGCCAAAACGCACTTGCCGCCCTCCACGGGATAAAATCGTGAGGAGCAGAAGCTTGACATGTACTTGGCGTGGGGTCCCGTGTGTACCTTGGGCTCGAGCTTCAGCCCAAGACGCAGCAAGGTCGCGGTCAACAGTCCCACATCAACACCAAGTTCCAACAGATAATTCTCAAGAAGAGCAATTTCGTTGTCATCCCCTAGCAGCAGCGCCGCGAAGTCGATCTTCTCGACCATTTCCACGTACCGCATAGGCTCAGAGGGGGAAAGCAAATAGCACAAACAAAAGGCCAAAGCAAGGCCTTGCAGCAGTGAGTTGCCGCACGACGTATTGTGGTCGCCAGAGTGCCGCCCACCATCAACAGTGTACTTATTGCCAAACTTGTCGCGACCCTTAGTCAAGATCACATTCAAGAACGCAGCATACTGCATTGGCGTACAACCACACCACCTATATATGTCGGCTTCAAGCTCGAGAAAAAGGCGGTGTATGGTGGAATCAAACCTCTCAAAGTCTCCTTCTATGAGAGCCTTGAGGGCCGCTGACATATGTGCATGGGCTGCGCCTATCTCCTCAGCAGAGGCGCCACTGGTGTACATCAACCCCTTACGATTGAGCACACTCCAGACCTTCGCTAGCCTCTTCGAAAAGGCCTTGCAGAAGGGACCCGTGATCACATTGTGAACAGGAGAGCCAGACTGGATACCACGAGGACAGAGCTTCAGCAACCCTTCAACGGTTGACTTAGGAAGACTTTCAATCTTCGTAAACATGCCGCGATCAGTGACATGCTCCCAGAAAGCGTCGTCCTTGACGACGCTGGCTGCTGCATTGAGATGGACCTTGCGCTGGGCCTCCGGATAGGCCTGGTTCCACTCATCAAACGGAAGCGCTAGCACGCTGTCGCTCTTGAGGCCCAGATCCTCAAGATTGTTCCAAACCCACTTACGGAACACCGCGAACAGCTCCTCGTCTACCGCCGGAACAGGCTTCAAAATGCGCTCCACAGTTGCGGAGATAGCAGAGTGAGCAGCGTTGGCCGGCACGACTGGAATACTAAGGCTTGACACCACCCCAGCAGGCCGCAACGGAGTCGCAGCAGACTGTGTGGGCGCCTGCATCTTACCAGAAGACGCGGGCAAAGAGGCTCCCCCAGGACACACACGTGGCGGATTTTCCGGCTCACGATTAGTGTCAGAGTCAACCACCTTATAGGTGGCGCTAACTGAGAGAGGAGTCACTTTTGGGTCCAGGAGATCAGCCACCGGCTTAGCCGGCAGTGAGGCTGGAAGCTGTGTTCCCTTGGGCAACACAACAACCCGATCGAGCGGTGGGTTGGACGCTCGAGTGGCAAAATACCCGTCAAGACTACTAGTCTGTGACGCGGCTCTGAGCCCATGCCGCTTCTGCAGTGCAGCAGCTGCGGCAGCACCAGCGACACCAACACCGGCAAGCGCCACCCCGCAAGCAGTTGCTGCGAGTACCGGCGCGCCGAGGATGATGACGCCCGCCGTGATGGCACCGGCAGCAAGAGCTGAAC